CTAATCCACCATAGATTTTATTGTATAAATATAACAAAAGTAAAACATAACGCCAGAATATCTTCTTTTCCATTTCTGGTCCCATTTCATAAGTAAATGTAAGGTACGTACTTAGAAATTGCTGTTTAAGAGTTGTACGACTACGATTACTTATTCTTGTTCCGATTCCAGTAAATGGTTTAAAAGTTTTATTTTGTTCCTTTTTAGAATTAATGTAATTAATAACTTTTTTCTTTTGTTCCGGGCTAAGTTTAGTGTTGAGTTTGTTTTTGTATCTGACATAATTATTTGCTTGTGCAGCAAGTGACATCTTGTTCCATTTTTCGACCAGTTCGTTTAGTGTAATCGTACCGGTTCCGGAACCGTAACCGGAAGGTTTAGCAGAAGTTGCCATTCTCTATTAATATCTCACAAATTAATAGAATGGCTGAGCGCCGAGGATTTCAGACGGCCGTGTGGGGTCCGCCCGCGTGGATGTTTTTGCACACCCTGACCTTCGCCTACCCAGAGGAGCCCGACGAGAAGACCAAGCGGACGTTCATGAAGTTCTTCGGGTCGCTGTGTGGTATCCTACCGTGCAAGTACTGCCGCGAGAGTTACTCAAAGTACTGCAAGACCACTGGACCCCTCGGGCTGACCGACGCCAACTTTGCGTCCAGGAAGACCCTGACCCGGTGGCTCTACAACATCCACGACGCGGTCAACCGGCGCATCGGCAAGACGGACCGTCCCAGTTTTTCGCAGGTCAAGGCGATATACGAGCAGTTCGTGGCGCAAGCCCACGTGGACAACGAGAAGCAGCACGGTTGCGTGAATGGTCAGAAGAGACTCAGGTCGGTGATCCGCGTGGTCCCCAGGGAGTGCAGGCTCAGCGGCAAGACCTTAAAGATTTATCGCGCCTGTAGGGAAAGGTATGTACTCTAATCCACTCGCCGGAAAGATCACAAAGTCCCTTTACGAAGCGGAGTCAGGCAGACGGTATATTCAAGTGGACAACATTCAGTTGAAGATACCATGGCGATACGGAAGACCGTACAAAATTCAATGTGACGACCTCAAGCCCATCATGGATTACAAGGTCGGCGAACAGGTCGAGGTGTGGTGGGAGATCAGTCAGTCCAGGATGATTCTTCGCCGCATTCGATCAGGTCCCCACACCTAGAACACACCCACACATGAGGAACCCCCTCATGGTAGAACCTGACTCTAGGAGGTCCTCGGTGGATGGTAAAATCGGAAAGTTTTTGAATAAGCTCTCCATACAGAAATTCTGGGTAGGTTCCAGTTTCTCTATGGAAAATGACCATGACCGTTTTGGCGAGTCGGTGATTCACATATCTCGGGTGGTCGCACGTCTTATAATTCGTTAATATTTTATTGTCCAATAGTAATAACTGAAATATGTCGGGTGGTATTACGCAACTCGTGGCGGTCGGTGCTCAGGATACGCACCTGGTTGGCAACCCGGAAGTTTCTTTCTTCCAGTCATCCTACAAGCGTCACACGAACTTCTCCAGTGTGGTTGAGCGTCAGGTGATTCAGAACACCCCGGCGGCCAACGGTCTCTCGTCGATCCGCTTCGAGCGCAAGGGTGACATGCTTTCGTATATTTATTTGGTTAATGATGCCTCCGGCACATCATCAAACATTAACTGGAGTACCTCTGTTGATAAGGTCGAGCTTTACATCGGAGGTCAGCTTATTGACACTCAGCACTACGAGTATTCGGCAAACATTCACACGGACATCATGGCGAACTCGTTTTCCAAGAGTATCTACGGTCCAGGTCCAGGTGGTTCCGAACCAAATGCCTTTTTTTATCCTTTCAAGTTCTGGTTCTGTGAGAACTGGCAGTCGGCGCTTCCCCTGATTGCACTCCAGTATCACGATGTGGAGATTCGAATCTACTGGGGTTCCAGTGTGTCCAACACAATGCAGGCGTGGGCTCGTTACATCTACCTCGATACCGATGAGCGCCGGTCAATGGCCGAACGACCCATGGACATGCTCATCCACCAGGTCCAGCGTATCCCGGTGCCCGGTACCAAGACTGCGGATCTCACGTTCAATCACCCTGTCAAGTTCATTGCTTCTACTGGAAGCAACTTTAACGCAACTAACGATGTCCTTCTCCAGCTCAACGGCGTGGACGTCGGCGAGAAGAAGCCGGCGACGCCTCACTACAACCAGGTGTCGACTTATCACCACACACAGTTTGGCGTGAACAGTGGCGAACCGGATATAGGGTTCGAAAGTGTCAAGTTGATGATCCCCTTCTGTCTGGATGCCTCCAAGCTTCAGCCCACAGGTGCCTGCAACTTCTCACGCATGGACTCAGCGATACTTCGTCTGCCCGATTCCACCATCAACGGTGCGATCTACGCGGTCAACTACAACATCCTCAGGGTCCAGAACGGGATGGGCGGTCTGCTTTACGCGAACTAGAAAGTTTCATCGCCTTTTCAGCCTGATCCTTGGGCATAAACATGAGCCAGGCGACGGTCATCCTCTCCTGGGTGAGCGTTCCGTCCCTCTTCATAGCGGCACATGCATCTTGAAATTGCTTTACGTAGTCCATAATGGAATTTCAAGGTGTTACTTCTTTAACTAAACTTAGTTGGTCTTGGGAACCTTGAGCAGCGGGACGTCGGCCGAGAAGCACCGGGTGATGCTGTTGGCGGGTACCTGACCCACGCGCTGCAGTTCGGTGACGGGCTTGAGCAGTTCGGGGCCCATCTTGGAGATCAGCTGGCGGTACTGGTAGTTGAGAGGATACGCAATACCATTGTCGGACATGATCCGATCGTTGAGAAGCTGGTTCGAGGTGTAAATCGTGAAGGCGCGACCATCGGCCATACCAAGACGCTGAGACATCTTTTACTTATTCAGTAGATAAAAATCCCTGATCCTCTGATGAAAACGTTCACACTGATGAACGAGGATATCATTCTTTAGTTTGATATCGATGGCATTTCCCTTGACCTGTGGATCGTAAAGAACACTGATCAAGAACCTGTATGCCATGGCGATATCCTTGAAGTTCTTGGCTCCTGACATCACGATGCTACCCGTTTTAAAAACACTGACCGTCATGTTGAACATCTTGGCTTTCACTGCCGAGTAGGTCTCTGGATTGAGAGACACTTTCTTCACATACTTTTGATGTTTTTTGTAAAGTTCCAGCAAAGCCAGTTGATCGATGCCGTGGGGAAGACGGAACGTTGCATTGATCATCTGCGTTTCCATGGGTGACACGGGACTGTTGGTGGTCTCAGGAAAGACCTCATCTACTATTTTTTGAATATCCTGGATGATGTCCAGTCCTTCCATGGGTGTAGATGATCCTGTAACGTGAATTTTCCCGTTGGGAAACAACTTGACCGAGCGCTTTTTGGTTTCGCCGACATCCTTTGATAGTGTCAGTGAGTTGTTAAAGTGGTTCGAGCCCATGTTCCAGCCACCGGTTCCATCGGCGAACTTCTCCTTGAAGGTTGCGAGAGGGGTCACGATGCCATCCCTTCCTCCCATGACCGTCATCGTGGATACCCTGGGCAATGTGGGCTTAGGTCCTTGGATCTCATCATGCGCCTTGATGATGTTTCCAAGAAAGGTTCGAAAGTTTCTAGCTTCCATATTTAAAAGTAAAACGCGCCACTTCTTTAATATGAGATGTGGTCACTGTAAGAAGAAGAATGTGATCTGTGTTCCATGTGCTTACTGCGATCACACGTCTCTGTGCACCTCTTGTATCCAACTGGAGTCTCACGAGTGTTCAGGTATCCTGAATAAAATTCAGTCCGAGAGGGATACAATAGAAAAACAAAACCCTAAAATCGAGGGTGACAAAATTACAAAACTTTAAATACGGTTATCGCGCTGATGGCAAGAATGATTAGGGCTGCTGTTCCACCAGCCATGCTGGCAGCGTTGGCGATGCCCATCATCCCCTCGGTCTTCATGAGGATGGAGTCGTTGTTCGCCTTGGGCACGTTGTTCCAGGGAGGCAGTGAATAGTTGCGCTCCGGTACGGGTTCCCGGTTCAGGGGATAGTCCTGAGAACCGGGAGTGCAGTAGTAGGGGGTTCTCCACCCAGCGGCGATGGTCTTCTCGCAACCCGGACTCGGTTCTGCCATCTGGGTATCGAGAGGTCCGCCGAGAGCATCTCCCGTGGGGCGAACCGCGTTCACGAGCGCCACCTGGGGTTCACTGGATGGCGCGTAAATCGTCTTGTAGGCACCACCGAGAGGAACGCCAGGCGTGAAATTCATCGGGTCGGCATAAGGGTTGATCTTATTGAGGGAAACCCCGTCATTCAGTCTCATGTAGGACGACATCCTTACTTATTATACGGTTTGAATAAATTCCCACTTGAGTATCTTGCACATGTCCTTCCATATGACATCCTGTTGAGTGAGTTTCTCCTTGGACTTCAGGAGTGGAAAATAGGGGAGGTACTGGTCCTCGCCAAGCAGTTCGCAAAACTTGTAGAGAACGTAGGGGTAGCTCAAAAAGTTCTTGCGGTCCTTGGGACACACCTGGTCAAAGGGTTCCTGGATCTCATTGAACATCAGTCTGAGGCGTTCCTCCAGGGCAGGTGGCATCTCCGGTGGTCTCACTCCAGTGAGAATGTTGGCGATATAGGGAATGTGTTCGTAATATTTGTTCTGACGCAACTTCTTCAGCAGTCCCCTGACCTTGGCGTGGGTGATCTTGGAAACCTGTTCGACCCTCTGTTTCTTGAGTTCGTAGCGCAATTGTTCTATCAGTTCATCTGGGATATTTGCCGTCTCCTTACCCTGAAATTGTTGAACCCATTCATTGAAGTGGTTTTGTCTTTTGTATGAGTATTGAGTATTCTTTGAAATGTCCTGTTCATCCTGATAGGAAAGTCTGGTGGCTATATATTTTTCGCATGCACCACAGTCCTGACACACAATTTCTCCATCAATATCATTTTCATAAACATTTGTTGAGTTGCATTTTTTACAATTATCGACTTGAATAACATTGTTGTCAATAAAATCTGTATCATTCACCATTGTTACGTCTTTTTCCACGACGCGCATGTATTCCAAAAATATGTCACGTCTGCAATTTTCCTCGTGGTATCTGTGTATGAATGGTGCTGCCATGGTGATATAGTCATGAAGTGTCTGGGGTTCATTTTCATATTCCTTTATCTTGGCATGATACCTCTCGAGTAAACTCATTTAAAGAAAAATGTCACTATAACTTTAAATGTATAATTTACTTGTCAAGTTTGTGGGATGGTGGTATGACGAGAATCCTTATCGAATCACAATGCCTTTGAAGATGATATACGATATCAACACCAAAAAGGATTGTTTGTTTCCATCGTCAGAGTGGAAGAGGATCATGGAAGGATGGCCTTTGATGAACTCAGGACAGACCTATACCACATGTTACTACCCCGATTTCAGGGATGCTATTTACGTGCTGAGGAGGAAGAAGCCCGAATGTGTCGAGAATATTCGTTACGAGCAGGAGTACACCTACCGTGGTTCTCCTTATTCGTTGGTGACCAGGGATCCCATGCGAAGGGTTCAATATGTCGAAGAATCCGAGGGAATGAAGGGACCCATCATGATTCAAAAAGTTGAAGCTGTCATGGAGAATGGCGAAGTAAAAATGTGGGACACGGCACGATTTCTTCGCTACGCGGGTCCTAGGTCGGACTTTCACAACGTCAAAGGCATCCATATGAAGGATCTATTTGACGCAAACGAGGAGGTGCCCGATGAGTGGCACGTCTACATGTTTGGTAAGAAGGTTGTCATCGACAAGAACGAAGAACTCACTCCTCAGACTTTGGTGCCAGGTAGAATCTGAGTTCGCCTAGTGAAGTAACCTTGTACTCCAGGACGAGAGGCATCTCCTCTCCGTGGTGGAGAAGTTTCATATTGGAACACATTGATGTAGCCTTGGTGAATAAATTGAGATACTTTAATGAAAACGTATCTTTCATCGACTCGAACTTGGTGGTATCCGAATCTATGTCATATTCAGTATACTGTTCAGCAAAGTCTCCTATGCACCGAAAGCCCACCTTTTTATAGGAGCGCTCTATGGACAACTCGGAACCAATATGGGAAATATCCCTACAAAGTCTCTGAAAGTCCACGGTCTGAAAGGTTGTGATGCTGATCACGGGCAAGTTGGGTGCATCGAACATTTCATCGTTGATATCCAGAAGGCGCAAATTAAAGTGACTCCGACTCTTCTTTCCACTATTCTCTATGGAAATGTTGAGCACGTGGTTCTCCTTAATTTTCATTACCAACACATCATTGGTCGTGACGGACTTTAATACTCTGAAAACATTGGTAGTGTTAATTCCGACGATAATCTCATTTTCGCACGAATATTCCTCGAATTGATTGGCGTCCAAAAAGAGTTCCACCATTGCGGTGCGAGCATTGTCCAGGGTTAGCATATGAATCCCCTTTTTGCTAAAAGATACA